TTGAATGGAAGCTAAGCCGGAAAGACCGAGCACTGACTTAGACGTTACGCGAACCGACCACAGGCCAGAGGATGCAGAATCGAAGTCGATGCTCGGCGTCGACACTTCATCGACATACTCCCAGTTCCCTCCCGGCTTCTTTACCTCGATCTGATAGCGCATCGCCCGCGCCGGCTGGGTCCAGCTGACCGACAGTCGCGCGGCAGCCAGACCGGTGCCGGTGTCATACAGCGACTCAAGGAACGTCAGCTGCCCGACTGCATCTGGCTTGGCCAGGTTGACGATACTGGTCGGGTTGTCGACGTCCGGGGTGCCGTACTCGACCTGGTTGAACTTGTCCGAGTCATACGCCACGGCGCTGATCGCATAGGTGCCGTCATTGCCTTCGCTGATGCTCACGACGCGGAATTTCTGCGTATCCAGCGTAGCGGTTGAGAACACCCATGGAGCAGAAGCCAGGGGCGCAGAGGCCAGCGGTGGCGACACAGTGATAGAGGTCGCACCCGAAGCCACCGTGACATTCGCGCTGGCATAGCTGCCATCGCTCATGATCACGCCGACCACACCTGTACCCGCCACACCGATCGGAGCATCCAGTAGTAGTGTGGAAGCCGTGCTCCCCGCCAGCAGTCGCCCACCATTACGGGCGCCAGCCCGATTGGCGTCAGCAACTTGGATGATGTCTCCCGGCAGAGGCACCGCGCCGTCTGCACCGACGGCGAAGGTCACGGCCTCCGATTCGGCATACAGCAGCCAGCGCCCCAAACGACGAGCCTGGCCGCGAGTGGTGCAGCCGATGGCCACCACATCGCTCTGCTGGATCCGCCTCCACTTCGCGATCAGATCGGGACGCTCAACCACCTCGACCGCCTGCTTATATTGCTGGCTCGGGTCGTTCCAGGTGACAGCGGCGACGTTGTAGCGCTGATCCGATGCGACCGACTGATAGCTGAAGTCGCCGCCGACCACGTTGGCGTTGTTGAACAGGTATCGACTGGAGCGCGGCGCGTCCTGCACGGCGGTCAGCGTCCCACCCGCCCAGAAGCAAATAGCGCGGAACACCGAGACCATGTCGTTTACCAGCTTCCAGGCGTCTTGCTGGGTGGTCAGCGCGAGGTTGCAGGTAAAGCGCGGCTCCAAGCTGCCGTAACCGCTTGGAACCTTCCCGTCACAATACTGGGCGATGTTGTACAGCGACCACTTATCGACCAGCGCCGCGTCGAGCAATCCCCCCAGCCCATAGCGGGTATTGGTCAGCATGTCGTACCAGACCCAGGCCGGATTGTCAGACCAGGCGCGCTTAAACGAGCCGTTCCATGATCCGCTGTACGTACGCGTCGCGGGGTTGTAGTTGCTTGGAACCAGAATCTTGAGACCGCGCACCCTGAAGGCCATGCGCGGAATGCTGGAGAACTGCTGAGCATCAATGCTGACGCCGCACAGCGCGGTATTCGGATAGCGCAGCTTCTCGTCCCATAGAAGCGTGAACGAGTCGAAAAACGTGCGGTTCTGGACTGTAGAGCTTGTCGAATCGCCACCCATTCGGGTTGCCCGGATGTAGCGCGGTAGACCGCCAGACACCGGCAAACGCAGATAGTACGAAAACTGCGTGCGGCTCATGGTTTTGCCATTGATCAAAATGTCTTCGCACAACTGATACCAAGCGCCGCTGCCCAGCTTGGCTTCCAGGCGAAAAATCGCAGAAGAGCCACCGGTGTCACCGTTCTGCGTGTTCTGTGAGAACAGCTGCGGAACGCCGATAGTCACGCGGACTGCATCAGCATCGGTATCAGTAATGGCGCGCTCAATGGGAACCCATCCTTTAAGCTCGACGCCAACCGACTGCTCGGCCTCAAGTCCGGTGATCGGCATATAGCTCTGCCACTGGGTGCCGGTGCGCGTATCGATGCTGACGCTGGAAAAGTTGTAACTGCCGTCGGAGTTCTGCAGCGGTACATCGTCGAAGTAGATCCCTTGGTCGCCGCCGACGATGCCTTCTATCTCACCCTCGCAGATTGCATGCAGCACCCGCACATGCTGACGCGAACGCAGGCTATCAGGAGCCTCTACGGCGGCGCGCACGGAGGTACTGGTACTGCTGCCTTCGCCGCTCTTTCTACCGATAATTACTTCGCTCATGCCGGTATGGCCTCCGTCCAGGTGCCGACGGTAATGACGCTGGAGCCGACCAGCATCTGGCCGTAAACAACAGGCACAGGGAGGCCTTGCTGCGTCGCGTTGAACGCGCCGTTGAATAGGTAAGAAGGTTTGTTTTCGGTGCTGGCTTGCTCTTGCTGGGTTGCTGTTTTCGGCGTTGGCGTGAGCATCTGTGATACTCCGCCTGCGACCATTGCAATGCCAACCGACATCATTGCAGGGCCAAACGGTCCAGCGAAAAAAGACCCCACAATCAGCACAATCCCGACGACAGTCTGAAGCAACCCGCCTCTTTTGCTGCCTGCAATAACCGGGACAATGCGAATTTCTGTAGTGCCACTCAGCGTGAACCCGTCCTCGTTGATATTCTCGCGGTTACGAAATATGGCAAAGCGCATGCCGCGGCGGGCTGAGTCGCGGATGAAATCAGCGAACCCATCGACTGTGTGCTGAAGTGCGCTGAATGCTTCGCGCGTGGTGCCCGCCTCCAGCTTGCGGAAGTATTCGCGACCGAAGGCTTTAGCCAGGCAGCCGGAGAGCAGAATGCGGGTCATGGTTTTGTCGTTGGCGTCGCTCATACTTTTCTCCAGGCATAAAAAAACCGCCCGAAGGCGGTTCATTGTCATATTCGATTACAGGCATCTGTGGACGGCATCCTCAAGCGCTCCGCGACCCCACATTTTCGACCAAGGCATACGCTGGTAAAGCGCAACCTTGCTACCCTTTCCAGAGTCAGCCACCTCAAGTAGCTCGTCAGTCATCAGGTCGGTGGCAACAATAAGGCGATAACCGTTTTCGGTCTCCGACATGGTCGATGTTGACCGCTCCTCTTGCCATTTAGGGAAGACGCACAGCGCATATTGTTTTGGCGATTTGCTGCTTATTGCACTGATCGTGGGATCATTTTTTTTCAAGTCTCCCGGCGCAGCACACCCAGCCAAAGCAATCAGCGCCAGGGCCATGAGAATTTTCCGCATTTGTGAGCCTCCATGTGTTTTGGCGACTCTAACAGGCCGGATGCGGACAAATACAGGGCCTATCGCTGGTAGCGCAGGATGTGCCGCCTGTACGAATCCCCAGTAACGCCCAGCCTTCTGCCGATAGTAGCCTCCTGTCCTTAAGCAAACTTTGCCAGGAGGCCAAATGTCGTCGCTGCTCTTTTATACGGACGCAAACGAAGTCATCGTCGCAACCGACACACTTCTACATTACCCCGATGGATCTGCCCCAGGGTTTTGTAGCAAAGCCATTGCCCTCCCTCACATCAGAATGATTGTTGCTGGCACAGGCTCGGCGCTTCTGCTGAACAGATGGCTCGGCCTTGTGAATAATCAAGGTGTTTCCCTCGATGTAGATGCGATCAATGAACATACTCCCGAGACTCTTCAGTCCCTCTGGCGAGAACTGAATGCTCAATTCCCCGCCCTCCATCAGCAGACAGCAACGATCTATCACTTCGGGTTTTCCGACGATACTGGAAACATCCATGGTTTTGCTTACCGGTCAGAGTCGAACTTCGCGTCCGAAAAATTGGATTACGGCCTCGGATTTAAGCCGGACCTTATGGACAAGAGCGGCATAAATTTAAGGTCTTTCCCAGACTGCGCTCCGGAAATCATGCGAGCTCAGATTCTGCAGGAGAATAGGAAAGCCCAAGACCGCGTTTACATCGGCGGAACTGTGCAGATTAATCACCTCACTACGAACGGATTCTCCATCTACTCGATGGGCGATTTAAGCTGAGCATCTTTGTGCCTGAGGATGTGAGTCGTGCGCTCGCGGTAGGCCGCTCCGTACACCTCACGGCAGCTCAGCCGGCTGTAAAGGTGATGCAGCAGGACGTCACCGTCCAGCCAGATCGCGCCATGGCAAGGTGTCGGGCTGCCGATCGCCATCAAGATGACGTCGCCGTTGCTTGGTGTGTCGACCTCAACGAACCCGGCCTTGGTGAAGTTCTCGACGTACAGGTTCTCGCCGCTGTGCCACCAATCATCCTTGCGGTGAAAATCCATAAGCGTGACACCGCGCTCTTGGCGGTAGTAGTCGCGGATAAGGGTGTAGCAGTCGATGACACCATGGATGAAGGTCCGACCCTCCAGCGGCATTTCACCGGCGGCCGGCATTTCATGCCAGGTCGCAGCGCCATCCTGCAGGCCAACAATCCACCAAGCCATGCGGCCGACCGCGTGACTGGCGATATCGTGCAAGCTCGGTTCGGGGCCGGCGTCCGGGTGGGAATGCACGACAGCAATGATGTCGCCCAGGTCTTCGGCGGCGACGTAGTCCTCAGGATGCAGGATGAAGTGATCCGGCTCTTCCGACTGGTTTCGGCACGGCACATACGACGGCTTTCCGCGAGCGCTGACGACCAGGCCGACCGACTCGCGAGGATATTCCGCACGCGCATGCGCCTCGGCGTCAGCCCGGCACTTATTGAATACTTCACTCATGGTCACAACCTAGGTACGAGGGCAATGCCCGGGAAGCCGCCGAAAGGAAGCTCGCCATTTGCGCCAAAGCGTTTCTTGCAGCCCCTCATGGTCCGACTGCATTGGTCCTTGGCGGGATCACTGGTTGGGTTGTCGGCATAGTCGGCCACCGGGCTGCCGCCGTATCCGCACTCGCCCGAGCGGTAAGCCCACAGGCAAGTGCCGGCCACCACCTGGCGCCGTGGCAACTTCACGCCCTGCAGGTCAAGCGGTGAACCAAGCTCGAACTCGACGGCGGTCGGCGTCTCATTGGCCTTGCGCGTGATGATCCAGGTTTCGACCGGGTACTCTTCGGCTGGGTTTGCAGTTGGGTTGCCGGCAGAGAAGTTCACCGCGTCCAGGTACTTGACCAGCGTGCGGCGGCGTTTGAGTTTCACTGCAAGCAGGTCTTCATACTGCCGACACAGCGCAGAAATGGTGCCGCCGAAGTTACCGACCTGCAGCTTTGGCCTGGCCGGCGATCCCTGGCTCGGCGTAGCGAACTCGGTACCGTTGAGCGGCCAAGGCGTATAGACGTTCCCTTGCCAAACAACTGAGCCAAGCGTTTCGTTCACGCCAGCATGAAAGCGAAGTGTCTGACCAGGCAGCATCAGGTCGAAGCCTTCCCAGATTGACATACCACTCGCAAGCGCGAGTTGGCCTTGAAGTGCACTCACTCGAACACCTCCTCAAAGGTTGCTGACAGACTGTCGATGCCGCGTGCCACATCGGTACGCGTCCACTCACGGCAAACAAAAACCCCGATCGGGTGACCGGGGTGGGTGTAGTTGAAGGCTTCGATTGAGCCGCGGGCGATCAGGAAGGCGTCAATGGCATCAATCTCTGACGTAATCCGCTTGAACGTCAGCGAGTACTTGCGCGGCTGTCGGTTGATCCCGGTTCCCTGCCGCTGCTCGTACCCATCGCCGAACTTGATCACCTTGACCGTCGGGGTGATCACCCTGGAGGCGTCATAAGTCGCCCGCCATGTGAATGCCAGCATGCTGCCTCCTTAAGTGAGTTGCCCGCCGTTACGGCGCGCGGTTGCGATTTCCTGTCGGCAGACGACCTTGATGGCTTCAGCCAGGCGCGCCGGATCAGGTGAAGAGCCGCCACCCTCGGAAGCATCCACCGTCACGCTGACGTTCACCGTGCTGGAGTTGCCATTCCCACCACGAACACCAAGGCGGCCTTGTGAGTCTCGGGCAAGAGGAACAATCGCTTCTTCCGTCTTCTCGCCCATTACGCCCATCTGTCCGTTGGCCATGCCAAAAGCTGTTGGCTTGGTGACGATGTTGTTGGTGAAGGCCCCGCCATTGGCGAACATCTGCACGCCGCCGGACCAGGCCCCGCCTTTAGCTTGGGCATTCACCCAGTTCGAGTAATCCGATCCGGTGTAGCCGGCCTGCGTAGAGCCTGCCGACGAGCCGCCGAAGTAGGTCTGCGCTGCGGTTGTGGCCAGCCCGAGTATCCCGCTCAGCGCCGACGAGCTGGCCTGTCGAGTTGCAATCCGTGCCATATCCGACAGAACAGACTTGGCGAAGTCAGCAAACGACAGCTTCCCGGTCATGGCGAAGTTGACAATGGCGTCTTCCATGGAGCTGAACGCATTGGTGAACAGACTTTTGGTCTGTCCGGCCACATTCTTTGCTGAATCCAGGTAGTTCTGCCATGCCGACGATGCGCCAGCGCTCCAGTCGCCCTGGGCCGCCGTCATGTCGTCGTAGTTCGCCTTGACCGTGTTATGCAGATCCTGCTGCGTGGCTTTGAGCGCCTTCAGCTTCTGGTTGTACTCGTCGAGGCTCATACCGCGCGAGCCATCTCCGTACTGATTGGCGAGATCAAGCTTCTGCTGATTGACACGGTCGTCTATGCCGTTTTGCTGGTTTGTCAGGTCGCGCTGGCGATCTCCCTGGCCAAGCCCTGCCGCTGCTCGCTGGCCCTGCTCACGCAGAGTTACAACCTGCTGATTCAAGGCATTGGTATAGGTGCTTACGGCCTGCGTCTGCTTGCTCAGGCGCTCTTTCTCTTTCAGCCTGAGTACTTCCAATTCTGAATCCGAATCCTTCTGTGCTTTGACCATTGCGGCCCTGGCATCGGAGATTTTCTGATCCAGTTGAATGCGCTGTGCAGCCGAGGTGCTGGCTTTCCCTTTCACAGCCTCCAGCGCGGCGATCTCAGCCTCGTAGGCTGCAGTCACCTCGTCTCGCTCGTTGCCGATCATGGCTTCGCGTTTCAGCAGGTAGTCCGCCTGGGAAACCAGTCCAGCTTTCTGTGCTGCGTCCAGTTCCTTCTGGGCGTTTTTGTACTCGGAGACAATGCCGTTCAGGGCGTTTTTCGAGTCGTTGAAACCGGTTAAATCGACACTTCCGGCAGCGGCTTTTGGGTCCTTCTTGTTTTCATCAATCGCTTTGCGCAACTTGTCATACGCGCCGCCAGAAAACTTCTTCCCGTCGAAATCGACACCGTCCAGCAATGGCGCCTTTTGACCGGTCTTTTCAGACTCCTGATAAAGAGTCCTGAACTGGTCGTTCAGCTTTTTGTAGGCCTCCTGGCGTTTGGTGAGCGGATTCAAGTCGTCCATCTGCTTGTTCAGTTCTTTCTGGACAGCAATCAGCTCCTTGTTTGCGTGAGTTGTTTCGCCAGTGGTCGCAGCAAGGTTTTGGCTTGCCGACTGCCGCGCCTTCAGTCCCGCGAGCTTGGCCTCTAGTGCAGGGGTCGAGTCGTCGTTCTCACCGTCGCCCAGCCCCAGGAAGGAGTTGAGCGAGCTGAGGCCGTTCGATACCGCGCCAGCTACACCGCCTCCCTTGCGGGTATCGAGCACGCGCTGAGTAATCTCGATCTGCTTGGCCAAGTCAGGGAAGATTTCCGACCTGATAGCTCCATAGGCGCCAGTGATTGCGATCTTGATGTTGTCCCAATCGCGCTCAATGTCAGACAGGGAAGAACGATACGCCTTCAGCCGCTCCTGCGCGGACTGATTCAGGTTTTCACTCAGCACATCCAGTGCGCGCTGATGATCGCCCTGGTCATCAATCGCCTTGATGACCTCGTACTGCTCGTAGGTCAGCAGGCCATACTGGTCGCTGATTTTGGCTGCCGCCTCGATGGCAGTATCACCAGCATTTGCCAGCGACTTTGCGATTTCGCCCGCGCCCTTCCCTGTCACCTCTCCGATGGCAGCTGCAGCTTGAGCCAGGTTTTGCATTTGGATGCCGCTGGTAACCGCACCGGATGAAAGCGCAACAACTGCCTCGCGTGCGCCGGAAAGATTGCCGGTCAGCACGCCAGCCGACTCGCTCATGGCTTTCAGGTTGGCAATGCTCTGGCCGGCGTCGTTCGAACCGCCGTTGATTGCGGCGTTGAATTCCCGAGCCTGCTTCATCGCATCGAAGTAGGCGTATCCAAGCCCACCAATGACTCCAGCTAGAAGGCCCGCCGGCAGAAGCAAAGCCGCCATGCTTTTGGCAGACTCTCCAGCGCCGGCGCCAAGCTGGGCAATAGCTCTTGCCCCGCTGCCCAAATCGCCGGATGACAGCGCGTTAGTCAACTGCATGACGTTTTCTTGAGCTTGGCGGGTGCCGAGCTTCAGCTTGTCGAATGCAGTTTCGGTCGCGGTCAGCCCGGCCCGGTCCTTGCCGATTTTGGCCAGGGCTTCCGCGTAACGCTCAGATGAAATCGCCCCGCTGGCCCTGAGTGCTTCGAGTGCTTTTTCCTGCGCCTCCAACTTACCCAGCTTCGCGGTCACTGGATCGATGCCGTTGACCGTGCGCTTCAACGCTTCAATCTGGCGGTTTTCCGCGTCAATCAGGCGCTGTTTCTGCGCGACTTCTTTGGCCTCGGCTTTTTCGATCTTGTCGTAAGCTTTGCCGAGCCGCTCCTGATAAGCCTCCTGTTGCTCAATGGTGACCAGTTCGCCCTTGCGAGCACGCTCCAGCAATCCCTCAGCCTGGATCAGCCGTTCAATGCTACCGATGTTTCCCGACATCGCCTTGTCGAGCTGACTGATGATGGCGATTTCGCTGGTAGCGCTTGCGCCTGATTTGCGTCTTGCATCTGACTGACGCTGCGTGGCGTCAGTGGACTTGTCGATCTCCTGAGCAACTTCCTTCTCGGCCTGAACTATCTTCTTGCCGGTGTTGGCAAGCTCTGAACCGGTCTTGCCGAGATCGTCGATTGCCTTTTCGGCATCAACTGCCGAATCGACAAGCTTGTCGAGGTCATCAGCAGCCTTTGCGGCCGACGACGAATTTACCTCGATACCAAGGGAAGCGAAGTTGGTGCTCATTTACTGTCCCTCTGATCCGCCATCACCCGTAAGGCTTCAGCTTCCATGACGCGGATATCCGGAAAGATGTCAGCGACCTGAACCCGGGAGAGACCGAGAAAGCCAGCGACATGGCGAATTGACGTGTAATCCAGGCCGGTGGCGCCACAAACACCTGTACGCCACTGGGTAGTCATCGCCTCAAAAACTTTGAACGCAGGCCATATATCGGGCCAGACCTCACAGTTCTCTTCAGGCAAATCCCCGACAGAAAAGCCAAAGGCCGCCAGCTCTTCAGCTGACGCCTCTGGCTCGTACAGAGTGCGTGCGACGCTTAGGAGTTTCCCAGGCGCGCTTTTGCAAACGCATCAGAGTAAGCCCCCAAGACAGCACTTGGCGTGGCACTGATAGAGCCCACCAGGACGCGAAGATTGTCGTCGGTAAACGCTTCATCGACGTCCCAGCCTGCCACAATGGCTTTGAGCTGCTGAACTTGGAGATCAATCAGAAGAGCAGTGAATTGCTTCAGTCCCACTTCTTCAGTTTTGAGCCCAAGCGCTTTGTGTTTCTCGTCCCATTCTGCATAGAGCTCCGCAAGCTCCGTTCGATCGCGATACTTGAACTCGAACTCCACCTTCACTGGCTCGCCGCCGACCGTAGGCAACATGACATCTGCTTTGAAAGTGGGGTTCTGGGTAAGCGTGAACTTGGCCATGTTTGTCCCTTACGACAGGTAGCGAGTAGGAGCGGCCTGCAAGGCCAGGGAGACGGTGCGCGTCAGGATGTTGCTGCGCGATACCGTCGGTTGCAGCGAGAACGAGGTGTAGGCGCCGTAGTACAGCTTGTCGACACCCGGCAGGTTCAGGCGGGCAGCCTGCACGGTTTGCCCCACGTCAGCCGCGGTCACGATCGGCACGTAGGCCAGAGTCGGGTCATCGGCAACGGTCAGCACCATGCTCGCGGCAGACTTATCGGTCGGCAGCTGGCGGCCTTGGGCATCTTCGAGGAACACGACGTCCTGGTAATTCTGGTCGCCGCCGGAGAACGCCACATCGGTGATCTGCGGGATCTGCACCCAGGTCAGAATCTTTTTCAGGCTGCCGATACCGGAGCCGGCCGGGTAGATCGTGGTACTGGTGGTGTCGATCGCTTCCAGGGTGATCGCGGTGGCGGTAGCAGCCTTCACGCGGACGACCTTGTTGTTCAGCGCGGTCCAGCCGGAAGTAACCAGCAGGATGTCGCCGACGACCAGGGTGGCGCCGGTCACGGTGCAGATGGCCTCGGAAGCGTTGGAGATGGCGGAGAACGGAAGCGCAGCAGCATAGGTGGCGGCATGTTCGAATGTCGCGCCATTTGGCAACTTGTAGCCCATGGGGGTTTCCTCTTTGCAGAAATGACAAAACCCGCTCAATGGCGGGTTCTGGGTTTGCCCAATGGGCGGATTAGTTGGTGTCGGCTCGGTAGAGGAATGACACGGGGACGGTGAAAGTGGTGCCGTCTGAAACGCCAGGGCCTGGGTCGACCGGGCTCATTGTCACCACGGTTAGCGCGCCCTTCGTGTTCCGCTCGTACAGCGGAAACAGCGCGGCGATCTGATCCACTAGCGCGCCGGCCACCCCGCGGAACTTACCCGATGGCGTCACGATGCTGACCTGAAACACGCCGGTGTACAGCTTATGGTCGCCGCTGAGCGTGTTACTTGCGCTGTCGGCCGGCAGCGTGAAAGCTTGCAGGTAGGTCACGCCGTCGACGGGATCATAGGCCTCGTTTTCGACGACGACCTTCATTGGAGCCGGCAATGCTTTCGCCCAGGCGATGAGCTTTGATTCGTAGATCGAAGCGATGATGTTGTGGCTCATACTTGGTTGTTCCTGATGGCTTCAGCAACGATCTGTTGAAAGCGTGCCAGAGTCACCCGGACCATTCCTGAAGGCGCCTGCTTCGAATGTCCGTACTCAAGCGGGATCGCATACGGCAGGTTGTTCACGATATAGGCCGTCTCTCCGATGCTCAGTTGCTCGACCTGGAGCTTCAGCTTGGCCAGCGTGACACTGCCCGATGCATCGATCTGATCCAGAACGCCTTCAACCGGTGAACCAATAGAAAATTGCCAGTTCCCGCGAAACCGCCCACCGACGTAATCCTTACCGGCGACCAAACCGTTCACATTGAAATTTTGGTCGCGCTCAGTCTTGGTCAGTGGCTTCGCGTACTTCACGCCAGCCTTGAGCTTTCCTGACTTGGTGAAGTTACTGTCGGTCAGATTGATGACCGTGTTCCGTAACGCCACCTTGAAGTCGTAGTCGTCCGCCGCTCGGGTATTGGTGGCCCGGTGAGCGACGTTTGCCGCCCAGACTTCAGGGTTACCCACCGGCGACATACGAATGAGGCTGCCGCCGATCTCGATAACGATTTCTCGAAACGTGGCGTCTAACCCTACCTGTGCCTGCTCAGCAAACTGGCGGATATTCTCCGCAAAGCTGCCATTGAGCCCCGAGTATTTGCTCATGACCGCACCTGCAACTCGTACAGAATTGGTGTACCCGCGGGGTTGATCTCTTTCAGCGGAGGGACGATTGACCAGGTACGACCCTGGACAATGACCTTATTCAGTAGATCTGGCGCCCACGCCAAAGCCTTCGCGGCGATCTTGAGCTTCTTATCGCCCTGCTTGATGAGGCTGTTGTTCTGGAATTCTTGGCCGGTATAGTCGAGCAGAATGCCTTGGGCGGTCTGCTCGGTAACGGTGTCGGGAGGCGCTGTCCCAGTATCCGGGTCGTACTCGCCGACCGTAATGGCACGGATGGTCACGGGCTGGCCGAACTCTGTGATCATCTCCAGAGCCAACGCGGCCATTTCGTCGTAGAAGGCCATGGTGGCTCCGTTCAATTATGCGCGGACGGCGAACAGTCCCCGCTTCTGGAGGTAGTCGGCGAACTGCGTGGCGCTCGGTCGATCCGGGGCCGCCGGCAGCAGTTTTCCGCTGCTGTTGGGGATGGTGGCGTACTCGCGCGTTACCGCGCCTTCGACACGCTCCAACGTCACCGCGCCTTTGCGCTTCTCTGGCGGGTCGATGTCGTCGGCATGAATCTCAGCGGCCAAAGCCATCTGCCCGTATTCGATGCGTGCTGGAAGGTAGTTGTCAGGCTTGATCTCGCAGTCCAGCTCAACGCCTTTACGCGGCCAGGCCAAGGCCTGATCGCTGTCCATCTTGCGCCCTTTCCAGACCATTCCATCCATTGCCAAGGCAGCCCTGCGCAGCAGTGCTTCTTGCGTTGGCTCGTCGGCCGGGATGGTCACGCCGAACTTCACGGCGTACACGGCAAGGTCTGCAGCAGTCGCGTAGCTTTCGGCATCTGGTTTCCCGGTGCCGTCTTCAATGATCAGCATAATTCGGCCTCAAAGGTCATAGACCAAGCGCTGTAGTGTAGGCAGGAATGGCGTAACCGGCGATGGTCACGTAGCCCGCGGCGTCTGGGTGGGTTCCGTCTTGTGTGGTGAAGCCAGTCCAGGTGGTCGGGTCAATCCACACAAGCTTGGGATTCGCCTTGGCGTCCATCACCGACTTCAGGATGACATTCGCAGCGTCGACCAGCGATTGAGCCAAGGCGTTTGGCAGAATGCCGCGACACAGGACCTTTCCGTATCCCTTGGCCAGCAGCTTATCAATGCACAGCCCATAGTCCGCTTGCTCGGTAGAGTCGATGCCGTCGGAGGCGTTATTCCCGCCCAGTGCCAGGATCGCCACGTCGCTGCTCGTTACGGTTCGCAGAGGCAGGACGTTGTCGAGCATGGTCTTGCCGCCACCGACGGTCTGACCGCTGATGCCGTTGGTACTGCCGACAAAGCCAAGGGCCGCCGCAACGCGCATGGTCTCGGTGTCCGACGACGTGGCGCCAGGCCCCGAGCCGAACGTGATCGAGTCGCCGTACTGATCCAGGCGCCGACGAGTGCCGATGTCCAGGAATGCGGAGTCCGCCGACACGCAGAAGGTGCCGCCGGTGTCCTTGTAGTTGCCGTCATCCCAAATGTTGTAGGTTGACGTCGACCCATCGCAAGGGATAACCAGTGCGCGGGGTGGGAATGAGCCTTCATCCGTAGCCGAGTAGTACGCGGCAGGGCCACCGTTCTTGCTGACGCCTACCCTGCGAGTGCCGTTGAGCGTGACCGCAAGCTTGGTGAACGCGCCCTTGATCTTCACCGAGTTGATACTGGAGCCGTAGGTCTGCCCCTTCGGTGCCGCGAGCGGCGGCGTGTAGTTGGCCGCGTTGGCGATGATCGCGCCGCTGTACAGGCCAAGGGCCGAATCAGCACCGGGCTCAATCTTGCCGACAAAGGTCTGCAGCGCCGGAGGTTGCCCAGTGACCGCGAGCACGTTGCCGGACGATGCGATGTACGGGGCATTCGCCATAGCCGCCACCCATCGCACTTCGACGAACCTGGTGGCGTGCGGTAAACCGGTGAACAGGGTGTAGACCGATGCGACGTTGGGCGCGGCGGAAAATGCACCGCCGTTGATGGCAACTTCCATAGATCCAGCGTTGTCGCCAAAATCGGACGGAGCAGTAAGCTTTGCCTCGGTACCGGAAATGAACCCCGACCAAAGTGTCAGCGCGCCGCGAGCGTATATGCGGGCCGCGTTCTTGGTTGTGCTGATCGAGCCGCTAAAGCCCGGGGAAACCTGAGCCGAGGTGAAGTTGACCGTCGTAGGCGCCGGCAGTGCCGGAGCAGCCCCTGAGATGCGAAGCCGATCAACAACCGACCGAACAACCGGTTGAATCGTGGATTGAACGATCGATCGAATGAGCATTTTAGGTCTCCAGAAACACACCGAAAGCCGTGCCGGTATAGGCCGGTCGCTTCACGCGGAATGTCCCCGGGCCGGACAGCATGACTTGGCGTTTGAGTCCGTCCAGGCAACCGATGGTGTTGCTCGCACCTGGTGTCACCTGATCAATACCAAAGGCCAAGCCCAGCGGGACCGAATCAGCGACCGCCGAAAAGATGCCGACGGTGACAGTCACCCCGGCCGCCACGACGATGTCAGTGGAGGTTGCAGCAGTGATGCCCACTGCCAGCACCGTTGACTGGGTCATTTCTGTTCGCTGGCGGCGCCAGTCTCGGCTTCAGCCTGTTCAGCAACAGGCTTTGCAGCAGATTCGCGAAACTCAGCCTTCAGCTTGGCCTTGGGCGTTTTCTCTGCCTCACCGTCACGGCTGTCCGTCACGTTGGCATCGACGATGATCAAGCCTGCCTTCTTGGCGATTGCCTTCACGTCATCTTCATAGCGGTGGAACGGGCCCGGCAGATACCAGATGTTGTTATCAGTCATCACATTCACTCCTCTGGGCCGGGGCGCAAGGCCCCGGCTCAGTTATTAGAAGGTTACTTGGCAGCGTCACCGATCAAGGCAACACCGGCGGTGTCCTTGATGCTGGTGGCGGTCTTGTCCCAGTTGGTGCCGGTAGCCAGCGCCGCACTGGTAGGCGACTTGCCGCCGTTCGCCACGTCCCAGGTGTAACCCTTCAAACCCATGCCAAAGGAGTAGTCGACCTGAATGGTGGTCTCGATGCGGGTCAGGCCGTTGGTGGTCTGAACGTTCGAGATGATGTCTCGGCTGTCGTGAACCAGCGCCGCACCAGCTGCCAGGCTGAGGATGATTTCCTTGTTCGGGGTGCCGGTCTGCATCAGCGCAGGGGCATCCGTCACGATGGAGGTCTTGCCGAGGATGTCGACCACGCGCACGTTGCCGGCCTCGAACAGGTTGCTGGAGTTGGCCAGGCCTTGACCTACCAGCTTGTGCCAGGTGCTGCCCTGCATCACTTGAGCAACCAGGCTCTGGCTGGCATCGCCGAACTTGGCGTGCGAGTTGTTCAGGGCCGACTGGGTGATGCCGAGGGTGGCCGACACGTCGTTGGTTGCACCAGCCTGAGCAGTAATCGCGGCAACCAGTGCTGCGATGGCGGTGTTCAGTTGATCCTTCAGCAGGATCTCAGCGAAGGCCTTCGAGGCAACTTCGATGCCCTGAACGGTTGGGCGTTGCAGCCAAGTCATTTGCGACGGCTCGTAACGAACCGGGCCGAAACCGCCAGCAACTTTTACAGTGGTGTTTTGCAGTTCGGTCAGGTCGACCGGAGTCACCGCGGCTTGTGCGGCATAACGGTTCACGCGACGTTGAGCGGCGCCCAAGTTCTGGAAGAACGACTGCTGCAGGAAGTCGCCGGTGAATCCATCGGGCGACAGCACGATAGCGCCATTGCTCGCGGCGTTGAACGCTTCGAGCATTTGATCGAGGGTTTCCAGAGTCGCCGGCATGACGTACTCGTTGAAAACCTGCATTTGGGACAGGGACATGGTCTATTCCTTTACTTGAGAGGGAGATCAGAGAATCGAGAGGCGATCGCCGCCGTACGCTCTGCTTTGTTACCGCCGAGATTGCCTTTCGGGGCCCCGCCCCCATTTCCTGCACCGCCGGCCCCGCCGCCAGATGCCTTGCTACCCGCGATCAGTGGCGCGAAGGCCACGTCATTTGCGAATTCTGCTTTGAGCTCATCCAGCGTTGCCGCCGAGAGCTTGCCCTGCTGGTCGAGCACGACCACAACAGGCTTCCCGTCGCGCTGCTCGACGCTCAAACGGCGTTCGATGTGCGGCAACAGGGCTTTGGCGCTGCCTGGAATTGCCAGCGCAGACGCGATGTCAGTAGCGGTACGGCCGACAGTCAGATCCCGGATCTGAGTACTCAGCGTTCCACGCTCCTGCTCCAACATGCCGTTCAGCTCAGCTTCGCGGCGGTTGTATTTTTCTGACCAGGACTTTTCGAGTTCTTCGACGTTGCCGGACTTGCGAGCGGTTTCTTCACGCTCCAGGCGGGCAGCTTCTTCGGCCTCGCGGGCTTTCTTCTCGGCCAGCTTCTTCTCGCCGAGCAGTTCATCGACCTTGGCTTTCAGGCCGGATACGTCTTCGGGTTGTGGCAGACCTTCAATGCCGAGTACGAACTTGCCATCCTTCTCGGTGTAAAGCGCGCGCACGGATTCATCGACACCATCCAGGCTGTCCAGTTGGAATTTCAGCATTGTTTGTCTCCCAGAGACGAGGATGCAGGCCCTGCCTGCGGGCATAAAAAAACCCGCCGAAGCGGGTGGAATGAAGGTGAGAAGAAATTAAAGGCCCAGATCGACCTGGAGGCATAACTCCCAGCGCAGGTCGGCATCCATTCGGTTTACTTCCAGCGCTCTCGACATTGGGGATTCCGAGGCTGCGATATGTGCGCTGACTCCAGGGCAGTGATCCAGTGACTTCTCCAGTTCTCTGTAGAAGTCACTGTTCTTCATCTCTGCTTTGAGCTTGTCGAGATACACATTAGTTGGCTTGTTTGCTGAGCTGGCTCTCGCCGCCGCTGCAAACAATTCTCGGATTGTCTTCAAGGTCTGCCTTCCAAATGTTTAGGAAGACAATCCTGCCCGCTCAAATGCCAGAGGTTCAAGCGCTTTCATCTGCACAAGCGTCAACGGAGAAAAATTGCGATCAAGCTGCAGCTCGGAGAATCGCTCGATCGTCAGACCGCCCTCACGGAACAGCTTGGCGCGGACCGGGCCAATGGCCTTGTCCTGAAAGGATGCCGGCTGCTGCTTGAGCCAGTCGTAGTAGCTGAGGTCTGCCCTCACCTGCTGCGGACCCGCGCCGCCGATGGATGCCCGAGTGGCGTCCTTGCCGAACAGACCGCTGAAACGAGTCACAGCCACCACAGTTGATCGGCAATTGATGTGGATCGGCGGACGCGGTCCCTCGGTGAGCTTGAAGCGCTGCTTGTCGAGCGACCGGCATTGGCTGGTCGTCTTCGTGTCCAGGGTGCTGACCCACTCGACCGCCTGCACGACATCGGAGTTCTCTTTCAGCGTCTCCATACGTGCTTGGGTGGCGACGTGCTGGACCGCCGTTCGTACCACGGCGCCGGCGTTGCGGTTGGTCGTGGCCAGGATGCCGTCGTTGTACTGGAGCGCCTTGGTCCCACGAATATTCTTGATGATCTGGAAGTTGGTCTGGCCTTCGAAGAAGCCCTGCCGGATTGCGCCTGTGAGGCGCTGTCGCTCGGTGGCGGTAAAGCCATCAATGAACGACTTGAGTAGCTTGCCGCCATCCGCGCCACGCACGCTGAGCGGGTTTCCGAGGATTGCCGTCCTGATTGCAGCAGCACCTGGTACCGCCGCATCAAACGAGACGCCAACCGGCGCCGCCCGGGTCAGGCTGGTCGCTTCAAACTCGGTCTCGTAGTTGGCGATGTCGATCAGGTCGAGGTTCAGCTTCTCGCTATACCGGTCAAAGATTCCCAGCAGCAGGCTATCAACTTCGCTCAGCAATCGCTCCAGCCGGGCCACGGTGTAATCCGTCAGGTCGGCCCGCGTCAGCCGCTCACGAATCGAGCGGTCGATCTCCTTGAGGAAAGGCCC